CCGAGCACAAACGCTTCGGTGTCGATCAGCACTGTTCAGGCGGTGATGGATCAGTGGGGCGATTTCGTGAATCTGTCGGACGTTCTTGACCTCACAGTCAAGCACCCCGTCATGCAACAGGCGATGGACCTGCTTGCAGAACAGGCCTCGGAAACGATTGATCGTGAAGTCATCAAGGTTTTGATGGCCAACACATCGGTCTACTACCCTGGCGCAGTAGCAAACCGTCCCAGCTTGGCAACAAACAGCTACATGGACACAGCAACTATTCGTAAGGTGTTGGCAAATCTTCGCTCGCGCGGTGCTCACGCCTATGAAGGTCGTATGTTCATGGGCTTGATTGACCCGTTTGTCGAGATGGATCTTTCGGGCGACAGCACTTTTCAAACCGCAGCTAGCTACTCTAACATCATCGTTCTTCAGAACGGCGAAGTTGGTCGCTGGATGGGCGTTCGTTGGGTGTCGTCGAACTTGCTTCCGACTTTGGTGCGAATTACTGGCGGTTCGGCTGCATCGTCTGCTGCCGCTGGCGGATCGCTCGCTAACTCGACAACCTACTACTACAAGATCGCTCGCGTCTCGAACTCTTTGGGTTTCGAGGACGGCGTGACTGTGGAAGGTTCGCAAGCCACTGGTGCTTCGGATGAGGCTATTGCGATTACTGTTCCTGCGACTGCTGGCTACACATACAACGTCTACTTCGGCAGCACGTCGGGTGGTCCGTTGTATCTCGTGCAATCGCTGGTAGCTCCGAGCGGTGTCGTGACTGTCTTGGCAGTGCCGACTTCTGGCAACACAGCTCCGGCGACTCCGGCAGCTAGCGTCACAGTCCACTACTCGTGGATTATGGGCCGCGAAGCTTTCGCAGTTCCTGAGTTGATGTCGCTCCAGACTTTCGTCACACCGAAAGCCGCAAGCGACTCGGACCCCCTTGCACAGCGCCGCAAGGCTTCGTGGAAGGTGATGTTCAAAGCCGTGATCTGCAACGAGCAGTTCTTGGCTCGAATCGAAACAGAATCTGCTTACGATTGATCGTAGGCTCTAGGGCGGGGGGCTTATCCCCCGCCTTTTTTATTGGAGGAACGAATGTCTAAAAAGAAGGTCATTGATCCATTGGCATCAAATGATTCCGCTGGCAGTGATGGAGAAAAGATTCTTGTTCGCTGCTCATACCCCATCATGATTAACTCAATTGAATATAGCGGTGTAGTTGAAGTGGACAAAGACACGGCGTCTGTCCTTTTTGAGATGCTGAGCCGAAAGCGTGAGTCCGACATGGCTGTCCATGTTGGCCGAAACCTTGAGCGCCAGCGACTTCTTGACGGAACTCTCATTGTGCGGGATGCAGATACTAAGCAGCGTATTCTGTAATTCCCACAAAGGAGATTGTCGTGACTGAAGATGTCGAGTTCTCGACGGACGTTCTATTCCCTGAGCGCAAAAAGTATGAGGAACTTGGACCAAAGGACTGTCGCTGGCCTGAAGAACAGCCCGTGACAGTCATCCAGTTCCAAGGTCCTACGAACCACGATGGAGAGGCTATTTCGGTGGCCATCCCGATCTTCCCTTCCGACACGGAAGCGGACATGATGACGCGGTTCCACGTTTTCACGAAGATTCGCGATTTCCGTATGCGCGAAAACAACCGCGCACTTCAGATTTCGCAGGAGATCGTGCAAACTGAAAAGGAAAAGCGCCAGCGCGCCGAGAAGGAAAAACAAACGATGGAAAAGCAGCTCAAGGCTGCCGTTCGTCGTGGCGATCTAAAGCCAGCCGAAGTTCAAGTATGAGGTGAGACATGACACGACTCCAGATTATGCAGGAAGGATTGCGCCGAGCTGGCCGATCCGACCTGCTCAGTGAGGCCCGCTTTTGGCTTAACCTGTTTCTGGAGTCGATGTATCGCAATCAGGACTATCACTGGATGCGAAAGGCCGCAGTCTTATCGACCACAGAGGGTCTTGCATGGCCCTCTGATTATTTGCGGGCTTATTCCGCAACACTGATTCAAAACGGCGACGAGACTCCGTTTAAGCAGTTCAGCTCTGATGAATACGATATGTATCGCGTGGCCTCATCGAGTGGAACTCCGGTTGGTTTCTTTGCCGACCCAGACACTGAGACGTTTAAGTTTTACCCGACCCCAGTTCAGTCGCTTCAGTGGCGGCTTCGATATTATTACCTGCCAACACTTCCGGACCCTAGCTCTCCGATTGGCGACTCTGATGAGCCTGTATGGCAGACTGATCCCTCGATCTTGATTCAGGCTGTGTATGTGCGCGCTCTGGAATACGACGATGATAACCGCTTTGAGCGCGAAGATCAGCGGCTGACCAAGATGATTGCCGAGGCGAAGATGAACAACTTTGATACTCGGGCGGGCAGCACTCGAATGAAACTTGGCAAATCATTCCGCCGGAGGCTCTGATGACCGAAAAAGAGATGTTCATTGAGATCAATGACTTCTTCGGGGTCTCTCGTCAGGTTTTGCCTGAGGGCCTTCCAAAGGGATACTTTCACACCCTTCAGAACGTCTATGAGCGAAAGTTTAAGGAATTACAAAGACGAGGGGGAAGCTCATCCTTGAGTCTTTCCTTACCCTCGAATGTTACCGCTGTGGATAACATCTTCTATTTGAAACAACGTGGCGGAGAAAAGCGACGACTTTGTGCAATCAGCACTACGGCTCCACTAGGTCCATCGTTGTTCACTGAAATTACTGCCAAGGTTACGCCGTCGTTTACAACTGTGACTGGCGGGCAATTTGGCACATCTGTAGCTGGTAACTTTTACCGAGATTCATCGTATTACCTAAGCTCCGGCGCTCAATACGAACGAGCAATCATGCTTCAGTTTGTCGGCTACGGGATTAACTATACAGTGGTTTGGGGTCTGTCTGGAATTGGTGGTGTTGCCGATGGGGGTTCGTCGTTTGGCGCTGGACCTTCTTCCGCTGGAACTGGAGTTCGGGTAGCTATCTCAAGCGCGCTGAATTCCAACATTACCGGAATCAATGTGTATGTTGGAACCCGCTGCAACAATGGCGGAGGGCTTGGAAACAGCTCAACTTGGATTGGGTTTATTGATCTACTGACCACGGCAACTGGCAATTTTGATTTCTCCCAAGCCCCGGCAACTTTGATTAGCGGCACATCTGGTGCGACGGCAATCAACTATGGCGGTGGCAATCCTACATTTTCGTTGTCCGGCGGAACTGGCGGAACGCTTACGCCAGGTAAGACATACTATGTTGCTGTTCTGGGTCAGCTTTTACAGAGTTCGGCAACGGCTGAAAGAAACACATCTGGCTGGTTTAGAACCTCAGTGACGACAATTGCTTCAATTACACTTGGTTTGGATCAAAACAGAATTGTTGTGTCGAACATTTCTGGGGACTCGCCATGCTACCTAATTGCAGTTGGTGAGAATGAACAGCTTTTGCAGCCCCAGTTTATTACCAATACTGTTGGCACCAACAATATCAATAGCATGGCCCCCAACAATCCGAATGTGATCGACATCAATCACACTTCTTCGTCGGCAAAGACTTTGGCGTTTGCGGGAGCGGACGTGTCGATTGACGATATGCTAATTCGCTATACCGACGCTGGTATTGTTCGACCAGTGTTTGTTTCTCGGCTCACTGACTTTAATCGACTTACTCAGACTTCCGGCGAATACAACGCTCAGGCTCCGGTAATGTATCCGTTTCAGCAGCAAGCTCTGCCATTTGGAGACGGTTCAAGATACTGCTATGCCCAGCTTGGAGATGTTGCTTTATTCGTTAATGACTACTTTGGTAACTTGGATTTGACCATTTCCGGCTTTGGTGCATCGGTTGATATTTCGGAACGATACCAATCTGGTTATTTTGTAACAGACGGATTCAGCGCGGCGTCTGTAGTTTTTGATTACGACACTAGCCCAGTTCCAAAGTCCAAGTTCATTGCCACATTTCAAGAGTCTATCGTAGTTGGCGGTGGGTCTTTAGGCTCTGAGAGCTACAATAAAATATTTATTTCAAATGCTCAGAACTTTGCGAATTTCTCGCGAACTGGATCTGGCGCTGACCTTGCGTTTATTGCTGTCGAAGCTGGCGGTGAGCCAATCACTGGAATTGGAACATACTCGATCAACACCTCTGACTCGGGTCCAAAGACAGAGTTCCTGGTGGGCAAAAGGACCAAGACGTTCAAGATCAATTCAATTCCAACCAGCTATGACGGGGCATACATGGATACCCTGTCTGGCCGAATCGGGTTGGCAAATCACTTTACTTTGGTTCAGACGGACATCGGGACAATCTTCGCTGGCCTGGATGGCGTGTATCTCGTTCGTGACACTGGTGAGCCTCAGGCGATTGGCGAGGACATTCGGGATATTCTCAAAAACGAGGACCCGACTGTTGGTATTAATAGTTCGTTCTGGTCGGCGTGCTACCACGACGGAATGTATAAGCTTGCGTATTCGCCAGATGGGACCGCAGCTCCAACTCGCGAACTGTGGCTCAATGTGAAAAAGATGATCGCGAACAAAGGTCAGCCTGTGTGGTATGGCCCACACGTTGGCCGCACGATTAATTACCAAATCTGCGATGTTGAGTTTGTGGATGGTGATCGGGCAGAGCGCATTTGTGTGGACGTGGCAAACGACCGCATTTTTAAGGCCGACCGCCCAGACTATTCTACGGACTTCTCATCAAACATCGCCACTGTGATTGAGCTGGTGGATACCGCCGGAGATGGTGGGTTGTTTGCAAACAAGAAGATGGTTCGCGGATACCTAAAGGGTCGGGTGAATTA